GCCTCAACTAACTCCGGGTATCCACCCACAAGGTTCCACGGGTTCCAATGAATGCCAGCCAATTAAGGCAAGCGGTAAAGCAAATCATCAGGTGTTGTGGTCAGTAGGATTTTAAAGCACGCGCTTCCTACAGGTTAGAGCCAACGTTGGCTCGGCAGATTGCGACATTGAACCTAAACTGTCCCCCGGAGGTATTAGCATTGAAATCAATGATAAACCATCCGGGCCCGAGAGGACTGGTGTTATTAGTCACTCCGGTAACAGTAACAAATTCAGAGATGAGAGCCTCAACGTTAGTCTGAGTGACGTCACGAATGTTACCCTCGGTTCCTGAGCTGCCATTGAGAGTGGGCAGAGCTATTCCTGCAGCACCGGTCAGTGTGGTGGCGGCAGTCGTTACCGTTATTTGGAAACAACTACCGACTTCACAAAACACTGCCAAAGTGTTGGCATCAACGATCTGGCTAGGTAGGTTCCCCACAGAAGTGGCTCCTATAAAATCCTGAGTATCGCTGGTGTAGACAACCGAAGCCGCCAGAGTAGTCGGCGGCAACAGCTGTGGAATATGAAGCTCAACCTCATACTGCACGTAAATCTCACCGATTATGGTGCTATCAGGCTCCCCAGAAGTTCCGAAAAAGCAGTTTCCAACATCGTACGTCTTCAGATCAGAGGCATTAGGAGCAGGGCCATTACGCACATAAAGTGCTGGGGCCTGCTCTGGCATGATTGTAGCATGTGGCTGCCACACGTTTGCACGCGTGGCACCCTCGTACGCCATGAAAACCTGCTTAGTGGCAGGAGGGTCATCCTTGGCATCCATATCGATGGTCAGCATAGTCATCCCAGGGATAACTGTGCTAACTGCTGACTCAAACTCAAACTTGAGCTTCCGAAATCGGTACTTCTCAAAGTTTCGGGCAAGAACGCTGAGCCATGGGAAGGTCTCACCGAGTCCAGGATTTATGGCAAACTGCCTAACCCCAAAACTGGCTGACCCCAAGACATCATCGATCATCTCCCTGTGAGCCACCACGATCACGTTCCCCTGCCCGGTGATCTTGGCAAGGGTGTTATCACGCCGCAGACCATAGGCCAGCGGAGCAATCTCTCGAGGCACCTGGCCCCCTTGTGCACGACGCCTACGCGCACTTCGCGACCTACCGGCACCAGCCGGCATAACCGTACGACCACTTTCAACAACAGCGCGCTGAGCCCTGCCAGGCTTGGCGGCAACATTCTGCTTATTCGGCATATTTGTCACCAGGCACCTCACGAGGCGGTGCCCACCTCAGTAACTCTTCCGGTGAGACAGCGTCGAACCATGCCTCAAGTTCCAGCTGGGTAGTTACCCCCACTCCGAAACTGACTGCAAAGTCTAACCTAGCCTCCAGTGTAACCGGACAAGCTCGCGCGTCGTCGACATCTATACCGGCCAACCGATAAAGGTAAGATCCAGGTAGATATCTAAGTAGTTTATCATTGGCCCTCCTCAAGGCCATGGCATGCGCTTGCAAAACAGGAACGCCCGAATTGACAGCGAGCATACATTGCCCAACGGTGGCTACATAGGCAGGTAGGAAGCGTTTCGAGTAAACCTTGACCATGACCCGCGATTTACCTATCGCTCGACCTGGTTTGGTTACCATAACTCGCTTCCCGCCTACCCTGATGGGTGAGGCCCCGCACAGCACGACTTTCTCAAGCGTCCTGGCAACACCCTCAACCTTCAGATCATGCCCATAGCCCAAGAATATCTCGGGAAGCCTGGCCTGAACCAGTTTAGCACGTTCCTCCTCCACCATAATACAGCAATCATCTCCGTCATCAGCCATCCTCCACTCACTCGGTTTAATACCCATCTCCTTCATTGCGGCGGCCATCATGCAGATCATCAACACACAGTTACCCAACGCCGTATTCATGTCTCCACTCATACGACGCCCCTCAGTAACATACCGAAGGTTCTTGGCGTAACAAACATTGCGCAACTGCCAGCTAAGCAGACGTGCCAACAAAGGGTCCTGTTTAAAGGGCCCTAGGTACACACCATGCTCAATCTGAAGCAGCTTTCGCGAACAGTGTCCGTCAAATCTGGAGCAGTCGAGGCTCAACTGAACGGGCTTCTTAAGTGAGCGCCAGTGACCCTCAATGAGAGCACCTCGCGCAGCGGGATTCATCCCCTTCACTATCAAGCGCCCCTTCGGGAACCAACGTGACAACACCCCCTGGCCCTTTGCATGGTACAACTTATGTTCAAATGCTTTAAGATAGTTACCCAACTCAATATTGTATCTAGCCCCACGGGCCTGAATCATACGAGGATCCTTGGCAGGATCGGCGACCTTCTCAAGTTTTACGAATGCTTGAATAATGGAGTCTTTACGCTGAATTGGCTTCGTTGACAGGCTATCGATCGCGGCCAAATAGCGCGCTCTCTTCTGCCCAGTATACTTCGAACCCCATTCAGAAAACTCCACCTTGCTGGCCAACCCGAGATACTTGGTTAAGTCCCTTGCAACCTTACGGACACCACTCAGGGAGTCCGCTCTAGGCCAGTTACAAACCACTCTATTCCGGGCTGCCAGCAATCGATTGTGCTGACAGGCACTCTGGATCTCATAGTGATCAGCCAGAGGCATCTCGCACAACGTAGCATAGCAATCGTCATTGTCACAATCAGCTTTCCACTCTACAACGCCACACTCACACTTAGGATCTAAGTCCTTAACACGAACAAGGGTTTTGCAGCACGCCGCGTGGCTGCTACTGTCCTAGCAGACACGGGGAGCCGCACGTCGTAGCTCATTGTAGCTATCGACGGCTTTTCTCACCCGGCCGCTGGTCCCAAAGCGCATGATGCGCACTTCTTCATCCGGAACAGACCAGTACGTAGCCGCAGCCATGTACTTCATCGTCAACATCGCCTCCGCTGCGGTATCAGCTTCTTTCCACCGCGCGTCCAGCACTCGGAGCACGTCAGCCATGCCCTCTACCGACCTTGGTTTTCCAAAGGCCAGATGGTTCACGGCTATGCGCACATCCCTAGCAACGGCCACACTGACGACCTCTTCTCCCTCGGGCACGGCGTTTGGTCCAACTGCATCAACTTCTGACCCGCGAAGATCTCGAAGTTTATCACACTTGATGGCCATCCTCTCGGAGGCCAACTTGGCCTGCTCGTCCATGACGACATCCAACGCCCATGCGCCCTTCAAAAGAGTGGCTCCCAAAGCTCCGCACGCGAATGCAGAGAAATGTTCGCCCCGAATCCCCTGAACAACCCCTCCGAGGAAGGTCACCCCACCACTAATGGCGAGAAAATTCCTCCACTCTCGTACGCGAACGTCAACGACCTCCGCGCAGACCATTGAGGGCTGCTCCTGCCTGCCAGCAAGAGCTTCCCTGATTTGTCGTGTCCAAGACATGAGTGTTAA